TTATACATCCAGTGTGTATTAAACACAGACGGCAAATTTACAGAAGTCAAAAACTTACAAAATTTTGCCGAAGGCAATATCAGACAATTAGCTGTCTGTGATTTCGAATCAGGCGCAAATACCCTAACAGCTTCGGTTGCAACATTACAGCAAATTGCGTTAGACCTGGGCAAAAGAAACATTCCTCTGAGTTTGTTACTTTCTGTAGGCATTAAAGCAATTGACATCCCGGCATTGCCAAACCTGCACCTGTTTAACGCAGATCGCGTTAGTGTGGTGCTGGGTCAGGATGCTGGTGGTAAAGGTAAATTCTTAGCTCAAACATACCCTTCAGTTTCCTGTATCGGAGCTGTATTAGGTTGTGTTTCCAAAGCAAAAGTACAGGAATCAATTGCCTGGGTTGAAAAACAAAACCTGGTATCTACAGCCTATTCCAGAGCAGAAACAGGTAGCGTGGAAGTAGCCAGGGAATTAGATATCCTTGGTTTTGCTGATGGGTCAAAAATTGAAGATTATACACCTTCACAACTGGATTCAATTCATGACAAAGGTTACCTGTTCGGTACTAAATACACCGGTATCACAGGTTCTTACTTGAACGATAGTTTCGCTGCAGAGCCATTATCGAGTGATTTTGCCTTTATCGAGAATAACAGAACTATTGATAAGGCGATCAGAGAAGTTAACAGAGTTCTTTTACCAAAGGTTTCGGGCCCGGCATATGTTGATCCTGATACCGGAATGATACAAGCCACGACTGCATCAGCATTAGAATCTATCTGTGATGAGGCTTTAGACCAAATGGTCAGAGACGGTGAGATCAGTGGTTACAAGGTTTACATCAACCCTGCCCAGCAGATCCTGAAGACTTCAAATTTAGAGGTCGTATTAAAACTGGTTCCAGTAGGCACCTTAAGAGAAATAACAGTAAAAATTGGTTTAACACTTCAAAAGTAAAATACAAATGGGAATCACATTAGAGCCATTAATTAACGGTAGAGAATACGGATGGGCAGATATCGTTGTCAATATTGACGCAGTACCATTAACAGGTATCAGAGCTATCAAATATGAGGAAGTCATGGAAAAAGAGAACATCTATGGCGCAGGCAGAAATCCGGTAAGCCGTGGTTATGGCAGGGTTTCAACTACGGCCTCCATCACCCTCCTGGCAGGAACTGTTTTCGCTTTAAAAGCGAAGGCACCCAAAGGTCAGTTGCATGGTATTTCGCCATTCAGCATTACCGTAAACTATCAGCCAGAGGCAGGGCCATTGGTTACACACGTCTTAAAAAACTGCGAATTCAAAAAGAACGCGTTTGACTGGAAAGAAGGCGATATGAGCAAAGAGGTCGAGTTAGAATTAATTCTTTCACACATCGTAAACAAGAGCATTTAATTATGGAAAACAATGAAAAACTGATCTGCGGCCTTACTGATGCTCAGATCCTGCAATTGAAAGAAAAACACGGTTTCTTAATCTTAGGAGAAGTACAGCAGGCTGGGACTACCTACCAGGCAGTATTCAAAGAACCAGATTTCAAAACGCTGGAAGCTACAGGTGCAGTTGGTGAGAAGAACGCCATTAAAGGTACAATTTCCTTATTTGACAATTGCGTAGTGGCTTCAGATCCTGAGTTAAGTCAGCGCGACTTCTTAAAGTTAAAAGCAGTAGAATGCCTGGCGCAGCACATGAACTCTTTCAATGTTACCGTAAAAAACTTGTAGGCTCGCTTAACGGCGGGCCTGAAAATAGCAAAGCAGACACCGGAAGGTGGCAGGGCGACGCATTAATCCGCTCAAATTTCAGTGTCGACCCAGAAAGGCTCCAGTTAAGTGAGTGGGCAAAATTACATGCCCAGGCACAATGGCTGGAACGCTGGCGGCTCGAAAATCAGGCAGAATTATTTAAAGTGATGTTTGGAGCCTAGGGGTATTTGTTTCAAAGCCTTTACCCCGGCTTTTACATCAGCTATAACCCTGAATACAAAACAATTATTATATCAAAATAAACAAAACAATATTCCAACATGGCAGACGGCGGCATAATCTTTCCTATTAACTTCACTACCAATGGCGACCCTGTTTTTGAGAATATAAAAAAGGGTCTGAATACGATCGAACAGACAATCAAGAAAACGACTAAAGCTCTGACCGATTTCCAGGATTCTTTCTCCTTAACAAAACTAACCACTAACCTGAACACCGCTTCAGATTCATTTAAAACTCTTGGCAAAAGCTTTTCCGATGCCATGAAGGCCGGAAAAGATGTATTGTCTGCAACCAGGATTCAATCCGGGCCATTAAAAGCAGACGGTACTGCTGACATGCGCTTCAGGGTAAACCAGATTGCAGCACAAAGTCAGGGAATTACCGGTTACGTGGGTAATTCAGTTGACCGTCTTGGTCTTTTTGTGGGCAAAATGGGTACAGTAACCAGCAATGTCGGCAATGTTATGGGCACTATGGCCCAGGTATCCGGCAGCATGGGTGAACTCTCTACCAATCTGGGCAATACCATGGGTGACGTAGGCGACCTGATGGGCCGCCTGGGTACCTCAATGGAAGGCATGGGTGGCGCAGCAGGGACAATAGGCCGTGTAGTGGGTAATGTCGGCGGCTCTATGGCTACTATTGGCGAGAACCTGGGTGGCGTCGGAGAAGTTATGGAAACTATACACAAAGGTATGGGCACCCTGGGCGGACTCGTAGATAATGTCGGGAAAGGCATGAATGGATTAGGTGGGGTAATCAGTACCATAGGTTCAGGAATAAAGAACATTATTCCGGCTTTAACCGGAGTTGGGACAGCTATAATGAGTATTCCAGGTATCGGATGGATTATTGCCGCTATTGTCGCCGTTGTTGTCGCAGTCAAATTATTATGGGATAATTCAAGACGTTTCAGAGAGATTCTATTCAGCATCTGGGAGGTGGCCCAGGCAGTCTTTTATAATATTGGCCTGTTCGTTTCCAGGTTATGGGAATTTGCACTTAAGCCCATCATTGGATTTATCTGGGGACTATACAGCAGCGTATTCATTCAGATTTGGGAAACAGTCAAGGTTGTATGGGATGCAATTGGCACTGGGCTCCAGTGGTTATGGGACGCTGTACTTCTACCTATCGGACAAGCTATCGGTGATTTTTTCATCAATACTTTCAATATGGTCAGAGATGTGATTGTGGGCGTATGGACCACTATTAGTGATGTTATTCAGTGGCTTTGGGGGGTAATCAGCAATGTATTTGGCGGTATTCTCAGTTTCGCCAGTGGAGTATGGAACTGGATCATCAACACATTCGGTGCTTTTGCAGGTTGGATCAAAGAGGTGCTTATCGACCCGATCCGAAATGCGTTCAGCGGAATCTGGAACTGGATTACTGATTTATTTGACCGCATCATGAACAAAGTCATGAACCTGATCAAACCGATCAAAGAGATCTGGAACAAAATATTCACCACAGACGGGATGAAAGATCTCAAAGTTGCAGCCCAGGAAGGCAGTAAAAAAGGAGGTGAAAGCTTTGATAGTGATCAAAGGAAAAAAGAGGGGGAAAAGAAAACTGATCCTAAAATTACCCCTCCAGTTACAAGTTTTGCACTTCCAAAGACCCCAGGTATGCCAGCACTGAGCCCAATTGGTGGTGTTGCAGCAACACAGGTGATGAATACACAGACATCGGGCAAGACGACGAACTCGACTCAGAGTGTTGGAAACCTGAACATTACCAAACTTGTCGAAAACCTGAATATCTATAATCAAAATGGTACGACCATGAGTAAAGAAACGATAACCACCCTGGTTAAAGAAGCTTTACTTACCGCAGTAGCAGATTTCTCACTTGTAAAAGCACAATAAAATGGAGAACCCTATTCAATTACCCAATACACAACAACTCGCAGCGGGTACTGCACAAAACCTTTTATTCCGTTTTGGTCAGGCCAAACCTTTCAGAGTTAAAGACCAGAATACGCCCGATTTCAAATCAACTGAAGAATTAAAAGGTACTTCCTGGATTACATCTCTGGCTTTTGAACACCATAGCATCAATAATAAATTCGTTTTCGAAGAATGTATCATGACTGTCAATCTCGAGAAGAATATCATATCCACCGCTTTACAAGGCAGAGATGGGACGATCAAGGAATATGTGACTCAGGGAGATTATACCATTAGTATGGCAGCTGGTATTACGAACTATATAGAAGGTGATTTAAGTGCTGCTTCCAAAGCATATCCTGCAGATAAAATAACTGATCTGAATAAATTTTTGAAAATTAAAGAGTCCCTCATCGTACACAGCGATTTCTTAAACTATTTCGGGATCAACTCAGCAGTCATTCAAAAATTCTCACTGACCCAGGAAACACACAGCAATCGCCAGAGTATTTCAATTACAATGGTATCTGACACTACTTATGAAATCAAATTAAAAGAGAAGCAAAATGTTAAAACTGTGCAGTAAAATCACCATTACTCAGGTTGCAGGAGAAAAATTGAGCTGGGAGTTTGATTCACTGGTTAATTGCACTATCGTAAGTGATGTCAGTAATTTAACTGATACCTGCGAGATTGAGCTCCCCAAAAAAGTCAGGTGGCAGATCAACGAAGACACTTACAGTGGGTTACCCATCAAAAGAGGAGACAAAATCAGCATACAGTTAGGTTATGATGATGAGCTGAAGCTTCGTTTTTCCGGGATCATCAAAAATATAGACACCAAAAACCCGGTAAAATTAACCTGTGAGGATGATATGTTTCAGCTTAAACAGCAAAAACCTGTTGAAAAAGGCTTCAAATCAGCCTTGCTGAAAGAAGTTATGGACCATATCATGAAAGATACCGGTATTAATTTTCAGCTTGTTGACGACACTTTAAAGATTGGGGATTACCGCGTATCCAAGAGCACTATTTCTGAAGAACTGCAAGAAATAAAGGAAAAATGCAAACTGAATATTTACTTCCGCAAAATTAACGGAGAAAACATTCTTTATGCCGGTTTGAAGTATCCACTTGACAACCGCAGCAAGGTAAGATTTGCATCAGGGAAAACCATCATTACGGAAAGCTTCGAATATCGTGACAGGTCAAATGTAAAAGCAAAAGTTGTGGCAGTCTCCTTCAATAAAAAACACAAAGAAGTACGGGTCGAATTAGGCGATAAAGATGGAAAAGATATTATTAAACTGAGGATCGACGGACTGGAGGAAGAAGATCTGACCAAGTATGCACAGCAATCTCTGGACACTTACAAAGAAGATGGGCTTAAAGGGAGTTTCGAGGCATTTGGAGAGCCCCTGGTCAATCCTTGTGATATGATTGAAATCTATCCCACGGATGGCCCTGCCGGTACCTATCTGATCAAAAAAAATGAAGTCAAATTCGGGATCAGTGGTTATCGTCAGAAAATCGAATTGGGTCCACAGATTAACATGAATAAAACAGGAGCGTAATCTATGAAAGAATTAATACAGGCACTTGCACAAACCGGTGACGAAATATATACTAAAATCTGCCGGGTAATTGCAGTTGACGATCAGGAAATGACCTGCGATGTAAAACCAATAGATGGCGGCGCAGAGATTTTCGGAGTTTATCTGCAGGCAGA